GGCCGGTTAAGGGTCTAAATACTTTGGTCGGCATTATTCAAATTCTACAATGGAAACAGACGCCCCAATATCGTGGACAACGTTAATTGCCGCGTCCGCCGCTTTTTCCCGGCTTGAAAATAACGCTTTGTGTTTTTTGGACGACGCCCAATAATACAAAATCAATCGTCCGGTCGCGTTATTTCTTAAACCGTACAATTTTGTGTATTCGCTTGTACGCATATTAAAACAACTTTTGGTATTCGCGTTCGGGCAAATTGGCCTTTACCCATTTCGGTTCATTGACCAACGCCCAACGCCCGAAATGCAACAACAACAGGGCGTCCGCGTTCCACAACGTCACATTGACGCCCGGGTACAATTGCGCGGCCGTTTCCCTGTACCGGCGTTTCCGGTCGGCCTTTTCTTCGTGTTGGCCACGAACCCGCAATTTCAATTTGGTTTGCCAACTCAATGGATGAACCAATACATACGGAATCCCGGCGGTTTCGATTAGGGCTTTCAAGTGTTCGAAATTGGCCATCATCTTTTGAACCCGGTACAACTTTCCCATCGCGGCCCGGTCGCCCTGTACAACCACGTCGTCCGGGCGGACCGACAATTTTTCCAAAAAGACAATCGGTTTGAAATTGTCTTTGTAATACGTGAAGAAATCCCGCAAATCGGTAATGTCTTTCGGCATCTTCAACGCCTTTGTATTGTGGCCGGGAACAAACACGGCGATTCCGCCGCCGCTTCCCGGGTCCACGCCAATAACACAATTGATTTTAATTTTCTGTTCCATCTTTTAATCAAATAATGTCGGGTTTATTTCCGGTTGTGATTTACCAATTAGGAAATCGCAAATGAAATTTCTTGCATAATCGGGGCTTATCATAGAACGTTCTTCCGAACAAACACCGGCTTTTCCGGACGGTTTCGCGTATTCAACCCGTTTGTGTTCTTTATCGTCTTGTTCCGTAAATCCGTTTTCCGGTTTACAATTGAAAAACCAATATCCGGTCGGTTTTTTATAATAATCCCCGCGTAAACGCCTGTTGTTGTCCCTTATATCCGGTTCTTTTATGAAAAATGTTGAAAGAAAAGACATTGTTAACGGGTTTTCAAATATCATCCTTATATTCCGCCGCAAACAAACGCCAATGAATTTCAATAATCGCGTAAAGTATTCGTCCCGCCTTTTTTCCCTATCTATAATTTTATCAATCTTTTCTGCATCGGAAAGTTTTTTATAATTTGTATATGAAAACCCAAACGCGGTTTGTGACATAAAACAGAAATAGACACAAGGATAAAAAGCAATAATTAAATCGTCGCTAGTAATTGAATCAAAGACACTTGCCCCCCCCCTCATACGCTTTTTCAATTTCGGCGAAAAGGTCCATAACGTGGTCGGTTTCGCCAAAATTGTTTTGTATATCATAATCTTTGGCTTGGATTCCAAGTTTGATAAATTCATTTTTGAACGTCCCGGATTGCTCAAAAAAGCAATGCACCATTCCATTTATTTCCATTGCTTAAACTTTCAAAAAACGAACGTCATAATGCGAAACACGGGTAATATGAATTTTTCGCCCGGATTCGTTTGTTGTCTTGATACCATAACCACGGAACGATTGCCAAATTTCGACAATTTCCCCGGCTTTTATAACATCGCCCGCGTTGTTTATCAAATCGCATAAAACAACCGCTTTTGCCCCAATTATCCGTTTTGGTTTTTTTAGAACCGGCAAACAAATTTCGTTTATTTTTGACCAATCCATTTCTATTATTCGAATTTGATGTAATCAGTAATGTTTATTCCCTGTTCGGCCATCCGGCGGAATGTCGCGGCCAATGCCTTGCGCCGGGCCAATACGAACGAACCGTGTTCCAATTCCGGGTCGTCGGTTCCCGATTCCTTTAACCGGCGGACGTCGGCGACATATCCGCGCCGGGCGTAATCGTTGATGGTCCGTTGCCATATTTCTTTTTGGTCGTCCAACGTAATTTCGATTTTGTCCGCAAGCCCCACGGCGGCCAATTCGTCGTAATATAACATTTCGGCAATTGGCGACATTTCGGGCAACCGGCCGTTTTCCTTGAACGATTCGAACGCGTTGATACATCCTTTCCGGGTTTCGTTCCGGTAATACCTATCTTTGGCCGGGTCCCGCTTGGGTTCCTCTTTCGGGACCGCTTCGTTTGCTTTCCTCAATACCCACGCCCGGCGGCCTTTGTACGCGTTCAAAATCTTGCATACGTATTCGGCATTGAATTGTTGGTAATGGTTCCGGTCGGGTTGGCCATCGCGCCCACGCGGCAAGAAATCGTCCAATTCGCCGGTCAACGACATTTCAAAGGCCATTTTGAAATCGCGCATTGTCAACCCATCGTAATACCGTTTCAGTATTTCGGCGACGCGGACGACCAAATAACCACGTTCGGATTCATCGGTTGCACGGTATCCCACATCCTTGGCAATCCATTTCAACGCCTTGGCCAACTCAATGGACAATTCGTTGGCGTCGTATTCGGCAATGGTTTTATCCGTGGATGCAAGAAACACGGAACGTTCGACCGGTCCCAACGCATCCATTACGGCGGGAATCTTGGCCATTTCACGGCGGACAACAACCGCCGATTTGGGCTTGTATATTGTTACGCCTGTTTCCATATTATCGTGCCATATCTTTCAAATATTCGATTGCATCCGGGGACAATGCGCCGCCGGGGTTCAACCGGTGCAATTTCTTGTTTTCCATATCGCGCCGCATAAAATTCCGGGCCGTCGCAATCCAATCTTTCATCTTTTTTCCACCTTGCGCGGACCAATCCTTTACGGCGTGGTAATAATACGCAATATCCACGTCGGCAAATTCCGGGGCCGTAAATTCGGCGGCAAACGCGTTGTATTCGGAGAACCGGGAATTTTCGAACAGACACGCGGCCGGTTCGGCGGTCCGGCGCGGCCGGGTAACTGTAACCGTTTCAAACGCGGGTTCGGTCGGGAACAAACCGCCGTCGGCGGCTTTATTTGGGTTATTATCGGGTTTTATATCTGTTACGTTATTTATAACGGATTTGCCCGATTGGTCGTTACCATTTGACGTTTCGGTAAAATGCTTTTGCCCTTTCTGTAAAAAGGAATCGCCGAAAGCGTACCACGTTGTACGGTCGTATGCCGACGTGTTAAAATTGCCTGTCACGATAACGCCTTTTTCTTCCAAAGATTTGAGAACACGCCGGATTTGCCGGGCCGTCCAAAACGGAAACAATTTCGTAAACGCTTCGATACTGTTGTACGTCCAAAAACGGCCATCGTGAAAATGTTTGCCGTTCGCTTCATTCTTCCGAATCCAAAATTGCAAATTGGCAATCATTATGGATTCGTCCACGCCATACAGGGCGGCAATATCTGTATCAAATTGGTATGTCATTTTCGGAATCTGTTATAAGAAAAATACATTGGTCCATTATTGTTTTTTAATCGCAACAATTCCATTTCACGACACGATGCCCAATATTGCAAATCATTATAAATTTCGGCCGCTTCAATCAATGCATCGCGTAATAAAGAACACCAAAGTTGATTTGAACATACCGAAAAATGAAACAAATCGTTTGTGTTAATCCCGCCATTTTGCAAAAAACAATGATGTAATCGTTGGTGCAAATCTTTCGGTAACAACAAAAGATTTTCAATGTTGTTATTGTCCCTGTTGAAATCTATATGGTGTATGTCATATTCCGGCGGAATTGTAATGCCATAAAGATTTTCGTATAGTCGCCTGTAATCCATAAAAATAAAAACGCCCGGGGCTTTCAAATGGTTGTGGCGGAAACCAAATTACTTGCACCCGGGCATTATCTTTCCCGTATAACGTTCCGCCACGAACGTTGTTGATGCAAATATACGGATTATCCCGGTAAAAGCAAATTTTTCGTGGAATTTTCGGGTTTCAGTAATTCCCGGATTTCGCCAATACGATTATCGTTGCATACCAATTCCAATACAGGATAACGGGAATTTTGGTTGGGCTTGTTTGATTTTTGGAAATGTACCGACAAATCGAAAACGGACGTTGTAACAGTTCCCCGCATTGCCTGTACTGAATCGAACGAATCCCGCAAATTTTTGACACTTGACGCCCGGCCCTTGGTATTCAAAACCCAAACGCCAACAACGCCACGAATCGCCGGAACAATAAACCGCAATGTCAATTCGACGTCCCAATTATCCGCGCCGCGTTTCGTGGGATTGTTCCGTATGATTTGGTCCCAAATATCCGGGTAATTTTCGACGGAATACGGCGCATATTTCTTGCCATCCCATATTTCGAAAATCCGGCCGTCGCCCCGGGCAACCAATGCGCCCTTATCGTCACGGTAAACGAACCGTTCGTTGCACGATATTTCGGCATTGTCCGACGGGAAAACAACTTGAATTGTGTTTGGCCGTTCCCCGAACGCCTTTGCGAAAAGTTCCGCATATTTCCCGGTTGGCCGGAACCAATCAATTGATTGCGGCAACCCGCGTTCGTTTTTCATCCCAATATGTAACCGGCCAATTTCGGGCAATCCCAAAATGTCGGTCGCCGGTTGTTCATTTCTGTATATTCTTCCGCCCATCTTACAATTCGATTTCGTCGTTTAACAAATTATCCTTGGCCATCTGTTCCGGCGTCGGTCCGGCGGGCTTGGCCGGTTCGGGTTCCTGTTCCCACGGTAATTTTTCGTCAATTTCCGTTTTAACGGGCTTTCCCGGTTCGGACGGGGAATTTATCGGTTCGGGTTCTTTCGTCGCTTTTACGGCCCTTTTACGGCCTTTCTTGGGCGGTTCCGGTTCATCCGTCGTTTCCGGGGCTTTTGCCGCCTGTTCCGGGGCGTCCTTTTCGGCCGCTTTCGTCTTGATAAGGTCGGCCAACGACAAATTCAAGATGTTGTCGGCAATCTTGCCGTTGTCAAGGTCCAAAACGCCGCGTACAATCGTCAACGTGTTATCCCGCTTTTCGTCCTCAATGGATGCAAGGGCCAACAGGTACGGCAATTTCCGCGCGTTCACGGAATCGGTTTGGTCTTTCAAATTGTACGTGGGTTTCGTCCGCCAATCCTTGGGCGAAAAGTTGAACACGCGTGCAACCGGGGTTTCCGGGTAATTGACGTTCCACATTTCCAGGTACAAATGCAATTGCAATTCGTGTTCTTCGTAAAACCCTTTCCGGCCGCTTTTGAAATCCACGATTGCGGTAAACTGTTTTCCGCTTTTCGGGTCGGTCATTAGGCACGGCAAATCAATGCAACCGGCGTAATGGTATTCGGGATGGACCAACCCGATTTCGATTGCCAAGGGCTTTACGTTGTAATCCCGGACGAATTGGGCGAACGCCAACACATCCTTGCGGATTTTCGGCAACCATTCGGCAAATACCTTTTCGGGCAAATTTTCCCGTTCAATATAGCCCAACAGGACCGCCGGGACGTTATCAAAGTCGTAACGCCGGTTGATTACCAACGTTTCAAATTGGATGTGCATAAACGTTCCGTATGCGGCGGCCAAATCCCGCTTTTCCGTCGCGCCATCCTTGCCGTTCGCAATCATCCATTCCAATAGGGCGGGCGGCGTCGGCATAACCTGTTTTAACAACGTCGTGACGGACGGGAAAAATTCGGGTTCCCCGGCTTCGTTGAATCGGTAATAATACCGGTGTCCGTCGGAATTGAGTTGGAACACACGGTACGCGGGTTCTTTCAATGCGTCGGCGTTGAAATATACGGCGCGGATTTCCTCAACGGTCATTCCGGGCGCGATTTCCTTTGCCTGTTCCTGTTCCGGTTCGGCCAATGCGGCCAACGCCGGGTCAATTGTCTTTTCTTCTTTCATTGTATCGCCTTTTTAATGTTACATTCCTTTGGTTTTACGGTAATCGTGCCAAAACATCGCGGCAATGATTGCCGCAATACCGGCCGCAATATAGTTGGCGGGACGCCACCAAATACCCCCAATGCAAAGGGCAAGCACAACGGACCAAACAACGGCCCAAAATAAATTGATTTTTCCCATAATCTTATTCATTTGAAAGTCCAAAAAGAAAATCGGCCGTGCATCCGGTCATTTCGCAAATGATTTTAACCCATTCTTCGCAAATGCGCGGGGTTTTCCCGGCGCAAAGACGGGTAAAATTAACCTGTTGTGCAACCAGCGTGGAATCGGGCCACAACCGGGCGGCAATGTCTTTTTTCAACACTTTGTTGCCCTGTTCCTTTGCGCGGGCAATCGCTTGTTCAATTCGCATCATATTCGTTTGGTGTTTTAATGATTTCGCCACATTCAACGCAACGATAAACGTAATTATCAATGACGTATGAATTGGGCGTGTTATAATCGCCATCTTTCAGTTCGTGGCCCTCTGTTTCGACAAATTCCAATTCTCCGCCGCAATTCGGGCAATCGCCATCGCCCACGATTATAAGGGCGCAAAACGCGTCGAACACGTCGGCGGGGATGGAACGGATTTCGTCGTTGTACAGGTATTCGGCCAAAACGGCGCAAATATAGGAAACGTATTGCGGGCCGGTCGCAATCAACACGGATTCGCCACAATTGTCGTTCGGGTCCCCAATCATTCCCGCGTAAACCAACGCGGCCAAAAGTTCGACCGCCACGGTTTCCGGGCGGTCCCCCTTGGCGGCCGCAACCCGGGTCAAATTTTTGTCAATCTTGAATCGCATAACAGTTCCGGGAATCCGCCGGGTCGGTTGGGTTGGTTCCTCAACCCGGGTACAAAGATAGGCATTATTTCCTAATTACCAAAAAAAAGTTGATAATTTTTGTAAATTTCTTTTTCGGCCATTAAGAAACCGTTTTTGGCCGACCGGGACCGGGCCGGACCGGCCAACACTTATTTTTCCCGGATTTTCGTTTTACGGGCCTTTCGGCCGCCGGACGGTCCGTTGGTCCATTTTGACGGGAAAACGCGCCAAATCGCCCGAAATGGGCCAATACGGGCCGGAACGGAAAACGGCCGACGTTTCGCAACGTTGGCCGTTCCTCAACCTATCAATATTAACCCAAAAACTTAACGTGACAAAGATACAAAAAACCGGGATGATTCCGGGGCCAATCGTTATTTGTAAATTTCGTTGTTGATGTGTTTATGGATTAGCGAATAAACCGCGATGATTGCCGATTTGTTTTCGTTGTATTCCTGTTGCGGGCAATCGGCCACGAAAATTTCGAATTGCTTGTATAGGGCTTGCAACTGTTCCAACGTCATTGTGTACCGTTGGCATCCCGTTTCGTCAATGATTCCGCGTTGGATTACGTCTTTGCGGTCCGGCCGCGTTCCCATCTTGTAATGAATGAACGCACGTTGGGCCAAATCCTTGGGCGTGTCGTCCGGGAACATCAACACGGAATACACGGACGCATATTTGGCGTTGGGCCTTTCCGATTTAATCGTAACGGTTGCTTTGACGCCCGGCCGGTACGCTTCGTTGATTTCAACGTTGACAACGTAATGTTCGATTCTGTACGTTTCCATTGCTTATTCGGATTTGTGAGATAAAACATTGACCATATAAAAGGCACGGCCGTTTCCGTTAAAACCGTTCCGGATTTCGAAGAAATAACCGGCGTTGGAAAATTCCCGGATAACGCGGAAAAGTTCGGTTTTCGTCTTGATTTCGCCCGGGATGTAAATATTGCGTTTGATTCCGTATTTCATATTGCTTTTGGATTATTGGGGCCGGTCGCCCGGCCCCGGGGTTTTACATATCAACCACAACGGTTTTCGTGGATTCGGCCAAACGGCGGCGGATTTCGCGGTAACAGACCGGGCCAACACTATACCATCCCATTGGTTCGATGTGTTCGGTTTCGGTTACGCGTTCGGGAATGGTCCCAACGGTCGTATCAACGAAATAACCGGGTGCAAGCCCTTGAACCTCTTTCATCGTCGCGGGATTCAGTTTGCGGCCGCAACAAATGCACGTCGTATCGAAATTCGCGCCACGGTCAATTGCGCGGTCGTAATTCTGTTCATAATTGTCGGTCCGAAACATCGGGATAACCTTTATTGCCTGTTTCATATCTTAATGGATTAAAGATGATATTTGCGAACAATTTTAACCGAACCATCGGTGTATTCGATTCGCTTGTTAAGATAGCAATAAATGACATTGTGACGATTAGAAACCAAAATATACTTGGAATATGCGTCGTTGTACTGAAATTCCCCGAAATAATTTGTGGTTCTGCGAACGTGGGTGTTTGCCTGTTTGGTTGACCAACCAACAACCCATTCGATTTTTGCAATTGTCTTTTCCATTGTCTGTTTCTTTACCGGGAACCGGCCCGGGCCGTGGTGTTCTATCTTGAACCCGGTACAAAGGTACAACAAATTTTTATATTACCAAACATTTTTTCTATATTTTTTCTATTTTTTGCAAAAAATTGTGGTTTTCGTGCAAGATTCCGGCCCGAACCGGGTATATTTGCATACGATAACCCATTAAATCGTTTGTTATGCCTGTTCAAAAAGTCCCCGGCGGTTATCGTTGGGGCCAATCCGGGAAAGTTTACCCGACGAAAGCCCAAGCGGAAGCCCAAGGCCGCGCCGCATACGCGGCCGGGTATCGTGAAAAGCCCACGCAAAGCAAAAAGAAATAGGGAACCGCCGGATTATCCCGGAAATTCCCTATCTTTGCCGTGTCTTTTTACCAACGTATCGCCCACACGGTATTTTGACCGCCGCGCCCGGGAAACCGGGTGCGGTTTTTTATCGCCGGTTGTGCGGATTCCGCGCCCGGATTTTGGCGGCCAATTCCGGCCGATTCTTGCACATATAATCGTACACGTACAATTCGCCGTAATAGCCGGTTTCCAATTGGTAATGTCGCATTGTTGCACAATCCATTTCGATACAAGAAACGTACAATTCATTCCGGACGTCACGATGTAACGCGCGTTCAAACGTCGGGTCAACATACAGGTCGCCAACCTTTACAAACGCGTGTTCGATGGGTAACAGGCCGTAACAATACGCGAAGCCCTCAACGTATTTTGTTTCGGGCACGTCCGGGTCGAAATGCCCGGCCATCCACGCCAAACGTTCGACCAATTCCGCCGCGTTCCTGTAACACATTTTTTGTTGTGTCTTATACCCGACAATCTTGAACAGGAATTGCAATTGTTCCGGCGTGAACGCGTCGCGCATCCGGACGCATTGGACCGGCCGGGCGTCGTTCGCCTGTTGTTCAAACCACGCCTTTTGTTCCGGGTTCCAATCCAACGACGCCTTGGCTCGTAATTCTTCGATGATTCGGTTTGTTTCCATATTCATTTCCTTTTTGGTCGTTTCAAAATCTTTCCCGGCAATGCGTATGGCGGCGTGGCCCAACCGCAAAACACGGTTTCGGATATTGGCCGCCCTTTTAATTTGCGGTCCGCATAACAACGGCCATCCCTGTACGAATGGCGGCCGCAATGTTCGCATTGTTCCGGGGTCATATTATCGCAAATTTGGGGTTGTCTTTGAACCGCCGCAAGATTCGGCCAACTGTATGCACATCCGTTCGTTTTCCGGGTCCTTGGGAACGACAATGTACGCAACGTTCCCGGAACAGTCGAATAAATGGTAAACAGGACGCAACGGGAACATCAATTCGTAATGGAAGATTTCGGGACCGCCGGGGCCGTCGAACTCGAACGCCAATACCTTATAATCCCGGACGCCCTCTTTTTCCATAATGGCCGCGTATTGGTCGCCCCGGGTCGCTTTACCTGTGTTCTTTGCCATATTCGTCTTTGTACCTTTGCAAAGCGTTTCGGGACGCCTTGGCGTTCGTTTCCGCATCAACAATGTATATTTCACGCGGGGCCGTGTTACCGTGACCATACCCACGAACCAAACATTGGAACCGCCCAACGTATAGCGACACGTCGGAAATACGCCACACCTCAACGATTAAATCCCCGTATCTGTATTTTTGTGTATTCCGTCCCATATTACCAATTGATTAAAACCCAAAGAATAACGAACAACGCGCCCAATACGGCCATTGGCCAACGTTCTTTAACGTCTTTCCAAATCTGTTTCATAATGATTGCTATTTATGGGCCGGTTTCCCGGCCCGAATCCTACCTAAACCAATGGCGAACGTCAACCGGCAAATACTTTAATTCTTTGCCATTGATTGCGCGTTTTGCATCCGCGATGGACCAATACGCGTGTTCCCGGTCGCCATCAACCACGAAAACAATTTGCATCGTGGATTCCGTGGTTTCAATCCGATGCCCTTTGTACGCCATTTCGGCGGTAACTGTACCAAATGAATACGCCATAATGTGAAAAGAAAATAACAGTTAATGACAATTAAGCGACATAAAATGTAATGCGAATCCCACGACGTAATTTGCAACAAACTTTGTCGTCCATCGTCGCAAACGCACGGTCCAAAAGACGGTTGGTTAATTCAATGTCGTTAACCATCTTGATAAGGCCGGAAACGCCAACAAGCGTATTAACCTTTTTGCCATCGAACAGGCCGGAAACCTTGATTTTGTAATTGCCGTTGATTTCGCGGGTGGTGTATTTTAACGTTGCCATAACTGTTGTTATTTTTGTTCGGGGAACCGGCCCCGGCCGTCGGGTTATTTCCTCAACCCGGGTACAAAGATAGGCATTATTTTTATATTTCCAAAAAAAAGTTGATAATTTTTCAAACTTTCGTGCAAAATAAGTTATTTTTTGCGTTTCTTCGATTTAAGACACTTTTACGGCCCGGACGATAACTTGTACCACCCAACACACGAAAGGCCCTAAAAACGCCTAAAAACGGCCAAATCCGGGACGGCACGAAAAAACCGGGCGGATTTCGCAACCGGCCCGGTAAAACAAAATCGGTTATGAGTAGTTTAAAAAACCAATGGCAAAGATAGAATTATTTTCGTTCAATTATAACGTATTCTAATCCAATTATTGAATTATGCGGCGATTTTGAAACACAATCCAATTGTCGGTCTTTTATCCTTTTCGTTTTCCACCAAAGGAACCGTTTGTAACGGACGGATTCAACCAACAACAGGGAATCCCGGTGTTCCATCTTTCCCGTAAATTCGTCTTTGGTCAATATCCCATCGAAATTATACCACGCATCGCCGCAATGGACCGCGACCGCCGGGACCTGTATTGAATCCCGGACCAACACGACCGTATCAACCGGCGTTGCCCGCAAATCAATGATGGTTTGGGATTGCGTCTTATTGACCGCCGCCAAATCCCGGTTGCTTTGCTTCAACTGTTTTATCAATTCCGCATCGTCGGCCCGGAACCGTTCGTATTCCTTTACGGTCAATTCAAGCGATTGCACCCGGGCGGCGTTCAAAGAATCCCGAACCCGGTACGTTTCCACGTCGGACAACAACGTTTCAGTGTTGTTCCGGTATTTGTCCCGTTCGGCGGTCAACCTGTTAATGGTCCGGTCCGCCCATATAACCGAAATGGCCGCCGCAATAACAACGACGGCCAAGACGGCAAATTTAACCCACGTTTTCATTATTGGGCGGGCGGGATGGAACCTTTGTCGGTCGAATTGTATGCCCAACCGCTTTCCGTATGGTCATACGAAACGGTTTCGACCGTGGACGCATCGGTGTACGTCAAACACAAACCGCCATTTTCGGCGTCTTTGTACGAAACGACGTACAGGTGTTGCGCGGTTCCGGTTTTCTTGGCGACCTTATCGCCGACGTTCAACGAATCCAATTGTTCGTCGGTTAAACCGGTAATGTCGGCAACCTCAATTGGAACGGCCGCGCTTGCAAGGCCCAATAGGATTTCGGCCAAAGCCCCGCCAAGGTCAATTTGGTTTCCTTGACCGGCGATTTTCGCGTTGATTAACGCAATAAGTTGTTGTTTGTCCATAATACTTTAACGTTAAAGGTTTATGCAAAGTTATTGTTTTTTCTTTGCCACACAAACCGCCATTGGAAATTCCGCCCGGACATCGAAACACGGACATTGTTTTATCCATTCGTTCCGTTCGATTTTCCCGTTGCCGTTCTTATCCGGGGACGCGTCCCGATGCCCGATAACCTCAACAATCGGGTATTCGTTGATAAGACGGTAAACCAAATCGGCCAATGCCTGTTTCTGTTCCGGCGTCCGCGTGTCGGCCGGTTTCCCGTTTTCGTCAAGGCCGCCAACGTACACGATTCCGATTGAATGTTTGTTGTACGATTTCCCGGACAATCCGGCCGTGTTACAATGCGCCCCGTCACGCGTCAATGGCCGCCCGTACTCAACCGTCCCGTCAAGGTCCACGACGTAATTGTAACCAATCATCGCAAACCCGCGTTCTTGGTGCATTTTGTCAATATCGGCGGCGCGTAAATCTTGACCGGCCCGGGATGCCGTGCAATGAATAACGATTGCATCAATTTGTTCCGGTTTCATCTGTTTTGTCTTTTGGTTCATCCGATGGTTGCCCATCCATATCGTGTATTTCAACGGTTGTTTCTCCGTGCGTTAATTTAACGCCCAAACCCTCCCGGATTGCTTCGCGCACCTCAAATAAAGTTGCAAAACCAAACAAATATCCGGCGGCCTTAAATATGGATTGGTCAATAACCCATTTTGGCGGCGTAACAAATGACGCGATAAACAACGCGATTGTCATTGATAAGCACACCCACAACGCGATGGTCGTAGATACACTCACCCGCTTTGTCATGGCCCGGAAGTCCCGGACGGATTGTCTTACCTGGTCCATAGGTCAAAATTGTTCTTCGTATCTTCTCCAAAAGTTCAATATCTCCACAAATACGACCGGCACATCTTCGATTTGTTCGTTATATGTGTTTGTTACAGTTGTAACAAATCCCTCCGTTTGGCTTTCGATATGGTGCCCGCCGGTTGTGAATAGTCTTAATTCTACGATACAACTTCCCCTGCGTAACATATCAAACATGAACTCCGCATTTCTTTTTGTGGGTACGGTAGAATCGTCCCGGGCGGCGAAAATTTTAACCGGGCATTTTGCCTTTGCTATTCGGCTGGACCAAAGGGCGACCTCGTTTTCAGTGGGTTCCAAAGTAGAAGCGGGAATATTCATGTTGGCAAACAATTCCGTTTTGGATGGCGGGTTTGTAATTAGCCTTGTAAATGGCGCATAAGGGATAAATCGTTCATAGTTATCTTGAAGGAATTGCCATTCCGCCGATGACATTGGACTCCCGGTTGTCCATGTTGGCGCCGTTCCCAAAAAGCCAAGTTTTTGAGCGACAAACGACCTCCTTGTGGCATTCATATACGTCCACCACCATATATAGTTACAGACCGGGGAAATGGCGCATGAGGCGATAATCGGAATAGTTGAGGACAACAAATCAAATGTTTCGCCACCCCCCATAGACTTTCCGGCAAGTAGTATTTCGGGATAGATGTTATAGTGTTCTATAATCCATCTATATGCCGCGGTGTATGATTCCATCGCCGCAGGGATGAATCCATGTTCGTTGGTATTATCATACGGATTCCCCTCAATATCGCAGACCGCATAGCCCTCCGATAACCAATATCTTGCATCAAAAGCAAATCCCGAAGATGTTAATGTATAATTAGCCCCGGCCCCGTGGCAATAAATAATTAGCCTTGTCGGTTTCCCTATGTTTGAATACTGTTTCGGGAATGCGATTACTCCATAATCAAAACGCAAGTTTTCTGTGTCTTGAACCTCTGTTGTCTGAGAGTCGCAACAATACGGATTGGTTGGATTAACAAGAACCGCCAAGTGCATATAATATCCATATCCATCACTTGATACAGTGCTACGGATATTCTTCACAAAGCATTGAGAATCCAAATCGCCAATAATATAAAAATCAAACTGTGGTATAGGCGAAAGACTCGTTGTCCCGGCTTTCGAACGGAATGTAAATTTAACATAACACGCGCCTTCCGGCAAATTACCTATTTCTTTTTCGGTGTCCGCAGTTAATTGTGTATAACTTGGGGAAGAAGAAACCGGGGGAACTCCCGACGCTATAAAATTACAATCCGCATCATAATAGCACGGCAAGACAAAAACACCGATAGATGATTTAATCTTATATTTGTCTAAACCTTTAATTTTTATAAAATTAGGCGTCCTCCAATATGTTCTGTCGGAGTAAACAACCGGACTTGTAATATGTTCAGTCATAATGCCGGAATTGGATAACCTACCAATCTCTAACCTCACATATTGCGTCCTCGTTCCTGTTGCGGGGACATAAAAGATGCCCCGCACAAGTCTATCCGGATTACTTGTATTAACGATTCGCCCATTTATCCGTATATACCCGTCATTTGAAAATGTGTGTTTCAACAAAGATGTCGGAGAAGAAGCGATTGGCCCCCCGGACAAGAATGTGCCATCCGAATTGCAATAATTGTAATAAGGAATATCTGTTCCCACGTATTGCATTTGCAGGACATCCCCAGCACTTACCGCTATGACATCCGTATATCCGAAATTTGAGTTTGTTATAAGAGTCCCAAGTTGATTGATGTATCCGTTGTTGACAAACTTATCATGGGTAACTACTTGCTTTATAGATAAGCCAAGTTCATCGTTATATGCGAAACTTAATGCGTTGATTAACTCGTTAAGGACCAACATCTGCACTTCCGTTGCCGCGCCCGTCACCTGCTTACTCCATGAGCCGTTATATACCAATGCCACCACCTCGCCATCGTTCACGACAAGGGAGCCGAAATTAGTATAAGTCCCGCCCACAGATGCAAGATAAAACACGTTTTGGTCCGGGGTTCCGGGATTTGTCGTTGGCGTTGCAATTCCCACATATTGGTATCCACCGCCCAACGAATTTATCATTGCCAACAATGATTGTTGCAATAACGCGCCGGTAATTTCATTGTTTCCGTTAGTTTTGATAACCTCTTGTATCGCCGCCTTTAATGTTGCATAATTTGCCATAATTCAACGTATTAGTCGTTACTATAATCGTTATTAAAATCGTCGTTAAAATCGCCGCGTTGGGCCTTTATATATCCCAAACCGATTTTCTTTGCAACGGTTGCCGTATCAAAAACCGCTTCAACAGTCGCAACGTCGCCGTTATCCTCCCACTCCGGGGAAATTAAGAACGTGTCCAAACTGTAACGTTGTCCGTGATATTCGATTTCGGCGAAATCAGCCATTCGAATAAAACGCATAACGTCCAACAGGTATTCGGACGCAAGAAAATTGAAACGGTATCGTTTTTCGGAAATCTGTTTTGTCGGGAAAAAGTAACCATCCCGGGTTTCGCCCTCTTCCTCAAACTGATATTCGGGTTTTGCTAAATCGCTTTGAAGATATAAAACGTTTTTGAACGTCGGGTTTTTATATACAATCGTTCCGGCGTCCATCGTGAAATCTTCAACGTCCCACCAAGTAATTTTCAAATATGGTTGAATGTCATTTACAACCGTGAAAATTTCCGAAACGCGTGTTATTGTTGTTGAACCATACCCGATTTGCAAACGAATATAATAACGGCCGTTCAGCAATGAATTGATAACCGGCAATTGTCCCGGGAAAACCCAAACATCGTAACCAAGGGACGTAAATTGCTTTTTGGTCGCGCCATTCCGAATATTTGTCGTTAAGTTGGCAACCGGGTTCGTGTCATTATTGGCGTCAAATAGATAAGCAACTTGAATTGTCGCATTTGCGATATGTTCCGTAATCACTTGAAACGGCAACAGAAATCCGGCCGGGCAAAACAACGGATATATGCGCCCATACATCCACCATTTCCGGGCGTTTTGGTATTGCGACGATTCATAAAACGGTAATACAGACAAATTGTTATTCGGTATCATAATGTAACGTTGCGTTTGCGTTCCTCGACGACAAATTTACGGACAATTTTTCAATCATACCGTTGCCCAAATTTGTTTTGACTAATTGCACCAAATTCGGGTCAGTCAACAAAGGAAATTTCAATGATTGTGTTTTTAACCTTTTAACGCCCTGTGCGGACATTTGTACGCTGTTAATGGCGTAAAGCCGGGCGGGCATATCATACGCGTAATAACTTTGTAAAATACAAAAAGCGACATACGCATTTTGCAAATAATGGTCATTCGTCCCAACAATATAATTCAAATACGGTAATTCGTATTTTTCGGGTTCGGAAAGAGAAACCACAGATTGCGGCTTATAATTATATGGCGAATTACCGAAATATATGAACATATAATTTGCGCCATTCGGTACAAGTAAATCGGCTTGTTGTGTTAATACGATTAAGGATGTTCCGGGAACATACGGCGGCGTTCCGCCGGACGTCGGTGTTGCGTTTGATGTAAACCAAGCGATACGCGCATCCGTTGCGTTTTCCGATGGGACAACACGAATTGTTCGACCCGGCGTTACGGGGATTATGATATGTTTATATGTTGTGTTCGTCCCATATAATCCGGTGGATTGGACAATATTATAATTTCTTTTTGTATATGAATCTAAATTATAAACCAATTCGGATTCTGCCGAAATATGTTCGGCCGACAACAAAACAAAACCATCCTTTGAAATTTCACTCGGATTCAATAAAACATAATCAATGTCTGATGTGAATTTGGACACCTCTATTTGTTCTATATTGTCCGGGTTAACATACTTTGAAATAATGTCAATAGGGAACCCCTCAAACAATTGCGTAACATCATCCATCCATCCGAATTGATACCGTGCCGCCATTTCCGGTTTGTCGAATTTGAATTGGTCACGAGCGAACGACCACGCCTTACCGTTGCGCGTTACCTTTTGCGCGGTCAAGTCTATACCAACAACCGGCGAACCGGAATAAGAACCGCCGTTGCGGAAATATTGGATATGTTCAACACGGAAACGGTTTTGGTCGTCCACGAACCAATAACAACGGAAACAATCGCGCAACATATCCAAAACGTTCTTTAACGTTATCGGGGCTTTTTGCGCGGGTTGGTCATATCCGGACGAAATAATGTTTGATTTCGGCGTAATCAACAATGTTTGCGTTATGCCAATAAGGTTTGTTCCATATAGAAATTGCGAATAATCAGTTGTCGCCGCGTGTGTTATCCCGGGCGCAATTTGGCCCAACAGAACCGATATAACGGACCAAATTGGATACGCATCTTTCAACGTAAATCCTTTTCTCCAATATGGTTCAATCAAAGGGTCCAACAATGAAAACGTAAACCAAATTGAAATACGGCCCCAAGCGGAACGCGCAACGGGGAACGCTTCGCCAATGCCTAAACTCGGGACGTCGGCCGGGTTATAATAATATTGGCCCGGTTGATAAATTCCCCATTTTGTTGGGGTTTCTACCAACAAAGACGAAAATAAAATACAATCCGGAAATTCATAACCGATTACATAATTATAATTTCGGTTATTTTCCACAATATCATTGTCCGGTATTCTATGCGCCATCTTAATTTGTCCACCAATTTCTGCGGTTTCAACATCTGTAACATATCGCGCATATACTGCCATGTCGTGAACATATAACGTTACACTACCCGTTGCGCCGGAACCCTCAACGGCGGCCAGCGTAACAGAGTATGGCACGTTCGGTTCAACCGCATACGATTTGTAACGGAACAATGTAACGCCGTCCGAAATTCTTGTAATTTCCCAAACATTAAACGGGTTTTCCGGGTCGGTTGTTTCGTCATATCGTGCGGAAAAAGAAAAACCACCCGCCGTAATTGTATAATATGCACCTGAACCCGGTGTACCCATTGCAAAATCCGGCAATGTTGGTGTTCCTGTTTGGGTAATTTCCAAAATCCTTTGACGTTTATTCAACGTAAAATAAAAGTCATTAACCAATTTTGTTTCGTTGCTTTCCGCTTCACATTCTTGTTCCCACCACATACCGGAGAGGAAACAACCGATAACGGATTGCCCGGGAACGTAAACTTGAATCATCGGCCGTTTGTCAGCCTTTACGGGTACGATTTCCGGGGCTAATTCGATAAGGTTATATTCCTTATCCATCCCGGCCAAAACGTCGTTGTATTGGTCCCAAACGGTCGGTTGTACAACAACTGTTTCCGCGTCGCCGTCAAATTCGCAATCGGTTTTCCAAAAGGTCCCACGCCAATACGACGTCCACGATTGACCGGCATTGTATGAAATGAAGATTTCCAACACAAATTGCGTTTCAAACGCTTGTGAAACGATAAACGTATAATCGTCGCTTTCAAACGTCAATTTTCCGGACAATTTGGCCCGGAAAAACTCTTGGTTGGATTCCTTTTCGAAATCCTTTTCCAAATCATCCTTATAAATCGGAAACGCCCGTTGCGTCGTGTTCCCGGCGGTCAATTCAAACTTGTATATCGGGTTCATTACGATTTGATTTTACGCGTTAAATTCTTGTACCGGATAATCGTATTTCCTTGGCCGTCCACATACCGGGTTTCGTCGCCCTGTTGGCGGATTGCGGCAACATCCTTTTCAAGCCCGGAAACGTCCGTTTTGCCGCCGCCAATAAGTTGTACGGCATAACCGGCCATCGCCGCATTCGCACGTTGGTAACGGTCCGCAAATGTGCCATCGTTAAACGAATTGATTACGTCCGGGATAACGTCACGATACCGGCGCGAATTGCGCTTGTTGATAACGGCGAAAAATTCGCCGCCCTCTGCACGTCGCCGGGTCCCGTCGCGCTTGGTTCCCAAATCAATGTCGTGGCCGCTTGCGTGGCTTCCGCCCTGTAACAATTCAACCGTACCATCGCCGTACTGTTCCGTTTGTTTGGAAACCTGTACGGCCCGAACCTTGGCAATCGCAAACGACGCCCACATTGTTGCCAATGCCGCAATTGCCAAACCGGGACCGACAACAGGAATACCGGACAACGACGACCAAATGTTGGCCGACGCGGTTATTAAACTTGACGCTTGCGTAATTGAATCGGCGGCCAATTGGGCCTTTTGGGCCTTTTCCCGTTCTTTGTTGGCCTTTTCTTGGTTTTTCTTGGCCAATTCCAATTCCTTTTGCGCCGTTTCGACCTCGTTGGCGTAACCGGCGTTCCGGGCTTCAATTTCGGCATCCAACGTGCGTTGTGCGGCATCCACTTGGGCGTTGGCCGCATTAACGGCCGCTTCCGCCGCCGCATTCCAAGAATCAACCAATGAACCGATGGAATCTTTAATGGAATCAATCGCCGTGTTCAATGCGCTTTGTTGGTCGGAATCCAACCAGATACCCAACAATTCGTAAAGATTGTTATAACCTAATTTCTTGGTTTCCTTTTCAATCCCGGCAATGGTCGCTTTAATGGCGGCGATTTCGTCGGCCGTCATTTTCTTTGTGGCCGTTTCATTCAACTTTAATATCGCTTCCAACCGGGCCTTTTCCTGTTGCAACTTGAACAACGTTTTTTGCCGTTCGTTCCGGTCCAACAAATCAAATTCCGCTTGGGCCAAATCTTGGGCGGCGGCCAAATCCCGTTGCGCCAACTTATTGTTGAAATCGGCGGATTCTCTCAACCGCAACGCGTCGTATTTGGCGTTAATGGCCGTTTCCGCTTGGCGTACCTTTGCATCCTTTTGGCGGTTTTGCTCAATTTCGATTTCCCGTTGTTTTTCGATGTTGGCCAAGCGCAATTCCAACATTCGTTCGGTTCCATCTTCCGTTATGGCGATTTCCAATTGGATTGCTTGTTGTTCGGCCTGTAACCGTTGGACGTTCAATTTGGAAATTTCCGTGTTAAACGCCTTGACCGCATCCAAGCGTTGTTTGTCATATTTGGCGTTAATTGCGGCTTCGTCTTGACGTTCGGACGCGGTTTTTTGCCTGTTCTGTTCCAATTCCAATTGCCGTTGCGCTTCGATTTTGTCTTGGCGCAATTGCAACATCTTTTCCGTTCCGGCTTCCGTTATGGATATTTCCAAATCAATGGATTCGATAACCGCCCGACGGTCGGCAATGCGTTGTTTCTTTGCGGCTTCTGCCGCCTTTTTCTGTTCTTTTGTTAGTTCCTTTTGCCGTTTTACTTCCGCATCGGCCGCACGTTGTTGTTGGCGTTGCCGTTCTTCCGCATCATTTTTCAACTGTTCATTCAACAAAGATTGCGCACGTAACGCACCCGACAGTTGCCCCTCGGCTTCCTCAACGGCCCGTGCCCTTTTTGCAACAGTAATGGCAAGGAATGACGGCGTATTTGCTAATTTCTGTTCGGCTTCTGCCAATTTTTGTTCCAAATCCTTAACAACGTTTGCCGATTCTTCCTTGGCGGCTTCTGCGGATTTTTTCGCCAATGCTTGGAATTGTTTTGTGTATGTGTCGGCCCATTGTTGCGTTGCCGTTTCTGTCGGAAATAGCAACGCTTGTACGGTTCCAATTAACGCGGTCAAATCATCAATGGTTTCTTTAATTGTACCATTGGAATTTTCGAACGCAAGGGTTAACCCCTCCCACGCGGATTTCAATAATTTGGTGGACCCCTCAACGGTATTTAAGCGTTGTTCCGAAATTCGTTCCAATTCTCCGCTGACATCTTCCAAAGACACCCGCAATTCCCGGGCCGAATCCGCGCCGGACAATAAGGCCGAAAACGCCGCGACGCTTCGCTTGTCTGTCAATTCCAACGCCGCGTTCAAATCTGTTCCGGCATTGCGCAATTTTATCAGCCCATCAATAATTTCGTCAAATGTCTTGACCGGTCCGCCCATTTCCTTTGCCAATTTCCCGTTGGCATCGGCCAATTTCAAAATTATATTTCGGGTTGCGGTCGCCGCGCTTGAAGCATCGAAACCGGCGTTGGCCAATGCACCCAATAACGCGGTCGTATCTTTGACGGTCAAACCGAACGCGTTTGCAACAGGGAAAACCGTACCGATTGAATTTTGGATGCGGTCAAAAGACAATGCGGAATTATTTGTGGCAACCGCCAACGTCGCCAACGTTTCTTCCGTGTCCGCGCTTGTAAGATTAAACGCCCGTAAGGTCGCACCCGCCGCCGCCGCCGCGTCGGAAAGATTTGCACCAACCGCCGTTGCAAATTGCAATATCGGTTTTTGCATCGCAATAATTGACCCTTGGCCAAAACCAAGTTTTGCCAATTCGGTTTGCAATTCCACAACTTGGCGGGCCGTGTATTCGGTCGTGCGTCCCAAAGACAACGCCGAATCCGTTAACGCTTTCATCCCGTCCACGGTCGTTCCTAATATTGTGGACAAATTGGCGTTGGCCTGTTCAAATTCTCGCATCGTCTTTGCGGCACCCGTCAAATAACGAACAAACGTTAAAACAATGCCAATTGTTCCCGTTAACACGGTTGTGAATCCTTGCAATGCCTTTGCGCCCAACGGCAACCCGGACGTTCCTATATTGTGCAATTGGGTGCGCATATTGGTAAACCCTGTTACAACTTGGCCAATCGGCCCGGGCAAACCCTTTAATGCGTTTTGATAATGGCCAACTTCCAACGTGTATTTTCCGGTCGCCTGTTGTAACCGGCTCATTTCCTCATAAATCAACCGCGTTTCGGTTTCCAATTCCTTGCCAACCCCGGCCGTGCGCCTTTCTTCCGCCGTCATTTCGTTAAGACGAATTTTGTTCAAACGGTATTGGGCCGAAAGTCTTTTATATGAACCCTCTTTTGAATTTTCGATTTCTACCAACAGTTTATCCACGCGTTGTTGTTCCTTGACGGCCGAAATAACCTGTTGCCGACGCCTGTACGTTTCACTTTCCGCGTCGTTGCTTTTCTTGTACGCGGCGGTCAATTTATCGGATTCGGTCGTTAACAACGCGATTTGTTGGCGTTGTTCTTCCGTGGCCCCGGACAAATTGCCCATCGTCTTGGCGGCTTCCGTGGCCGCGCCCTTGATTTTTTCTTGGGCGGCTTCGTATTTTGCAATCAACGCATCCAATTCCGCAATCAAATTCGTAATCGAATTGTCCGGCGTAATCAAATCGCGGTAATAAATCGGGTTCGGGTTGTCCATAATAGTTATTTTTTCAAAAAGTCCCGAATTTCGGCGTTTCTCTTTCGGGACGATAAATTACTTATCTTTTCTGTTATCGTGTCTTATTTGCCCGTTTTTGGGCCTTTTCGGCCTGTTTCGCCCGTTCCTTGACAAAATCGAACGCGTTGTAAAATTCCAAAACGGAATATTCCTTTGGTTTGACGTGCAATTGTTCGGACAATACCAAACAAAGGTTTTCAAATTGGCGGTCAAACTGTATTTCCACGCCATCCGAACCGGCAAACGATTTCGGGTTGGAATACGTTATTAACGCCGTCGTCAACTTTTCGATTTCCGTGGTTGCATCCGGGTTTTTCACGCCCGCAATGATGTTCGCCAAAACCGCCATCGTCCGTTTCTTCAAAAGGTCGTAATACTCTTTAATTTCGGAATCGGCGAACAGGCCCGGGAAATACAACCTTAATTCCCCGTCAATTTTTTTTTTGACCGCTTCCAATTGGGCGGTCAACTCTTTTTCGGGGACGTCTTGCAAGGTTTCCAACAATTCAGTCAAGGCCACGTCGGAAAGGTCGTTGCAATCCCGGCCGTCAATCTTCGTTACCAACGCGGCAAACGCCCGGTGTTTTGGGTTGATTTCCGATTGGATAAGAAACACGGTTTGGCGCAAATTTTCCAATTCCTGTTGCGCCTTTTCGGTCTTTCCGTCCATAAGGAACCGGCGCGTTTTCTCAATGCGTTGGTCGAACGCCACAATATCGGCCCCAATCCCCGCATCAATCAACAACAACTTTTGGTATTTGTGAAACCGCACAATCGGCAATTCTTCGATTGTGTCGTACATTTCGACCGTGTGTTTTCCAATCTTGACCGTTACCATAATTCCCGGGCGATTACTGTTGAACAAACCGGCACGGCCAACAACCACCATTGGCCCGTTGCCACGCACAAAGTTAGTGAAATAACGACGGAAACCCACCACGAACAACAGAATTTACAATTGAACAGTTGTCCGAAAAATTCGTTGGGCGCGTGGATTTGCAACCATTCCATCCAATGCCATTTGACGGCAAGCCCCAACAGGAACGCGGCCGCCAAAGCAACGACCGCGACCCAACACACAAATTCAATTATCATATTTCCAAATATAATTTCCGGCGGTTTTTCTCTTGCCACGACAACACGCGCCAATATCGCCTTTGTTTATTCCGGTTTCCCGGCTTGCTTCGTGTACGCCATTATAACATTTGACTAAATCGCCATTTCGCGTATAACACAAAACACGTTTTGACAAAGGATTATTCCGGCCAAAACGTCCGCGCATCGAATTACCGTGCGCCAATCCTTTTGTCGTTATTGGATTCCTGTTGTTTTCGGAATATGTTACCCAACGCAAGTTTTCAACGGCGCAATTTTCGCGGTTACAATCCAAATGGTCCACGCACGGTTTATTTTCCGGATTCGGGATAAATGCCGTTGCAATTAGACGGTGCAACAAATAAAATTTGTGTCCGCCCTTTCCATCAAACAAAGAAACAATTGGATAACCTTTGTTGGTTTTCCACGGTTTCAAGAATTTACCGGAAATCTTACTAAAAATTCGACCGTCCGAAAATACGGTGTAATTGGGATTGATTGCCAAAACTTTTTCCATAATCATTCAAAACAAAGTTCATCAAATTCCAATATCCCATCAAATCGCATACCATAATACGGGTGCATCAAAAATTGATTGTCAATTTCCGAAAGCGTATAACCACGGTAAATATTTTCGGCCCGTTCGTATATCCTGTTCAAGATGATACGCCCGCCGGTCAAATGCCAACCGGCCCGGCCGTTCAACACGCGCAAGATTTGGGCTTTGATGTATTCGGTATTCCTGTTGGCCGGTTCGTCGTAAACCCGCGTCAAGTCGAACCAAACAATAAGGCCGAACGGGGCTTTGATTTGCCGCGCCCACGGTCCGGCGTCAATGGTTTGCGGGTCCTCAATTTCGAAAAATGCGAAATTGCCAATCTTGGAATCCGGGGACGTTTCGATGTAATCGTTTTCGCCGTGTCCGTTCCATCCGCCACAATACACGTTGGGCGTAATTATCTTTTTGCCGTTCATCATCTTTGTAAGACGTTGGGACCGGCCAAAGGCCACGTCCAACCACGACAAATTGTTAACCAATCCGGTTTGTATTTCCCCAATTACCCGGTCCAACATAACCGGGTTTTTGATTACGGGTGCATTGTTAGACATAAAGACGTTGTTTTAATTGTTGCATCAATTCGGCGTATGCGCCGCGTTGGACAAATACGACCATCCAATTTTCCATCATCAAACCGAATGTCGTAATTCCGTATTTCGCCATAATACCGGCCGAATACGGCGTTGTCGGGACGATTCCCACGGTATCGGCGGCAAACTGTACGCCCAATTCGTCGTGGAACCGGCCGTTGATGTACAGGTTTGGCGCATCCGGGTTCCTGTTTGCTTTGTATGGGTAATTGATACCGTCTTTTTTCCAAGCCGCGTACCGGCCCGCCGATTCGACCGAATGAAAAAACCCGGATGGTTTCAAATCTTCCGAATAATACGGCCGTATATCTTGGCCGTTGGCCGCCAACCCTTGGAACAATTGCATTTTTTGCAAATCCAAAATGTCGTCGGGATGTTGGACAATGACGTTACGGACCAATTCGCCGGTTTCCATACCGTCGTTTACCGATTGAACGCGGGTGAGCAAGTCGTTTAATATTCCCATATCCCTGTTTTGGCCATTTTCGGGCGTTTTCCGGGCCTTTCGTCAAAAAGACGGGTAATTTATCATCTTTCCGGCGAAAGCCCGTTATACGCCATTTCTTGGAAAATTAACTATACCGTGCGATATTTCACGCCGTGGTTGTTGCATTGCAAACAAATGCGGTCCAATCCCCGCGTGTCAAGTTCCAAAGCCCGGTACGCCTGTTTCAGTTCGTACCCAAGCCCGGACGCCCGGCCCGTGGGTGCGCCGTCAAGTTCATACAACAGTTCGTCGCGCGTGACGTTTACTTGGTTGCGGTTAACCCGAACATCCGGATTCATTGCGATTGTGCGCAACACGTTTGCCGCGACCTGTTTTTGGATTACCGTTGCGAATATGGCCCGTTGGGAAATGATGAAATCGGAAATGTCGCAACCCACGGATATTTCGACGTTCATTCCGTAATTCATCGTGTTCGTGTAACCGATTTGTCCAATATCGAACATTTCCGGGTATTCTTCGAAATCCAACGGTGCGTGAATCCCGAACGGGGAAACCTGTAAATACTTGGTCATTTGCCGCCAAGATTCAATCGAACCGCCAAGGCACGTTTGGCACGGTTCAACGGACCAATCCTTGGAAACGTTCAACGCCCTCATACCGGCGGGCAATTCGTTTTGGTTGTAGCAAAGGAACCACGCGCCGCCCGCATCGTTGCCGTTACCATCGCCGCCGGGAATATACGGTAAATATATGGGTTCGGTCGGGTTAAACCATTGGAACCCGCCGTGGGTGTTGGTAAAGGCCAAGTCAATAACACGCATCGGCGCAATTTGGGACGAATGGAACAGGTACAACCGAACCGTTCCGGTCGCGCCGACCATTTGCAACCCGATTCGTTCGATTTTGGTTGTTACGCCCATCGCCCGAACCGGCACGATTTCGAAACCGACAATCTTTCCGGTCGGGTCTATTGTCGCGGCCAACCGGGCGGCCCCGTCGAAGAATGTACGACGTTCCAACAAATTCTTGGTTTCCTGTTGCAATTGCTTTTCTTGGATGAAATTTTGGACGGCCGTATTGATTCCGTTAATAGTCAAGTTCCGCACAAAGTCCGAAACCATATCATATTTTACCCACGCGCCCGCCAATTCCGAACCAAAGTCGTTGTTAAAGTCTTGGTTGAAATCGGTTGCGGCCGGGACGATTCCGGTATTGTCATAATTGGCAATCCAAACAATCCCGTCGTGGCGTACCTTAAACCCGCGTTTGTACGTCATTAGTTGATTCCACGCGGGATAACTGTACAAATAATCGTCCGGCATAATCGCCCGGACGTTCGCCAACGTGCAAAGCGGGTGCGCACCTTGGAACGTCAAGCCGCTTTCCGATTGGGTTAACGCATCGTCAATTTGATTTTCCGGGTTGTAATCCTGTTGCCAACCAACGACGGGCAACAATGCGTTTTGAATGTCTTGCAATCGTATCATAAAAGTTCGATTTTCTTTACAGGTTTTCCGGACGTGTCAAAATCCTTTACAAATGGAAAACGGGGACGGGGTTTGTTATGCCCGTCCCCGCGAAATAATGGTTTAGGATGTGCCGTTACGAAATGGCCTTGGTGTTAACCGGGTTATCTTCGCCGTTCACGACCTCAACGGGCGTTGCGAACGGATTGGCGTTGCCCGGGCTTGCGACCTCAACTTTGATAATCGGGTTGGCGACGGTTTCGGGCGCGGAATTGTACGCAACCAAAAACGCGATGTCAACGGAAAAACCAAAGTATTCTTTGACGTTGCAAACCATATCGGCGGACGCGGCCCCGGCAATTTGGGATTGGTCGCCGACGGCGGTGTAATAGTGGGAACCAACGGGCAAATCAATGTACGGCAAGCGCACAACGTCCCATTCGTGGAAATTGGCGCGGGTGCGGCTCAACGCTTCGCGGTCCACGCGGGTAAGGACGCCCACGTTACCATCGGCCACAATGTAACCGGTTGCGAACACGCCGGAACCGTTCACAATGTTGTTGGTATAGTGGAATACCTTGTTGTCGTATTCCAACCGCTTGTTGACGTCGTTATAAATGTCGTGTTCGGCCATCTTGCGCACAAGAGAATCGAACCCGGCCCCGCCAATGACGTGCAACATTTCCGGATATGCGTTGGCCCGCATCATCGCGTTCATATCGGCCAAAAATTCCATACGGGCGTTCCAAGGAATTTGGACGGAATTGGACGTGACGGTGTAATACAACGCATCCTTGAACACTTGGGTTTTGTTCGCTTCAAGGGCGGCAATTGCTTGGACGTCCATTGCGGTTGCAAGGGCGCGGCAAACCTTTTCCATCTTGCGGGCAAAGTCGTGTTCGTAGGAAATTTCGTTGTTCCTGTACAGTTGGGGAACCATCGTGAAGCCGACGGCCAACGTTACCCAATTCACGGTGTACAACGCGGACGTGTTTTCGTCGTCGGCAATGACGCACGAACGGACGTTGGAAACAGTCACGTCGCCATCGTAATTGATAACGGGAATTTGCACGGTGTTGCCGATGGATTCAAAGGCACGGTCGCGCAAGTTGGGGTTGATAATGGAATTTGCGGCGTTGGTTTGCTCAATGAAGAAATCCAATGCGCCGTATTCCAACGGGCGGGCCATATTCCGGTCAAATTCGGGGTTTTCGACACGCCAATTTTGCAAACGGGTTGCTACAAGTGACATAATTGTTTTGTGTTAAATTGTTAATGTTTGCCGGATTGACCCTTTACCCGGTTGTTACTGTTCTTATTGGATGGGTAACGCCTTGATTGCGTCGCGGTTGTCTTTCCACGCTTGCGCCATCGCATCCGTAAATTCTTTGGAACCGTTGATTTTCCCTTGCGCCATCAATTGTTTTGCAATGATTTCGTGGGCTTCGTTTTGGGTACGCGCCCCGGAAATATCAACCGTTCCGCCGTTGCCGCCTTGGCCGCCGGTATGGCCGCCCGTGGAACCGGCCCCGGTCTGTTTGCGCCCGGTTTCCAACACGCCCATCGCGGAAAGTTCCTTGGCCACAAGTTCGGCGGCCGTGAATGGACGCAAATTGTTTTCCGGGTTGCGCTTGACCGCGCCGTTTTCCATAAATGCCAAAGTCTTGCCGCCGTTCCCGTCATCAATGTATTCCGGGTTCATCGCCTTAACCTTGGCAATCGCCTGTTCCGTCAAAACGGACGTCACGGACGCGGGCAAATCGGCCTTAAATTTCAATCCGGCGGTCGCCTTGGCAAATTCGCCGTCAATCTTCATTCCGAACAACGCTTTTTCGTGTTCCGATTGTGCGTTGTCGTACTTGTTTTTAAGGTCGGTAAATTCCTTGGTTACGTTGGCCAAATCCGCCTTGGCTTGGTCCAATTGGCGTTTGGTTTCCGCATCCCCGCCGCCCTTTGCAATTACGGATTCCAAACGGGTTTTCTCTTTTTCCAATTCGGAAACCTTGGTTTGCAATTCGGCGGCGTTACCCGCTTGGCCTTTGATTTCGCCAATAACACGTTTGGCGTAATCGTAGGTCTTTTCGGCCCCATTCTTGGCGATTCCGGACGCCGCCAAAATGTCAGCATCCAATCCGCCGTAAATTTCGCCGGTCTTTTGACCGATAACCGCCGTTTCGTCGTTCTTCGACATTTCGACGATTGCCGATTTCTGTTCGTCCGTCAATCCGGCGGTCGCGCCGTTGGCGTTCAATAATTCGGTTGTTAGTGCCATAATTCTTTCCCTTTGAATTTTTGGTAATGTCTTGTTACGGTATCGCCCAACCGGCCGTTACGCTTCGATGGTTTCGGTTGCGGTCACGCTTTGAAGCGATGCGCCGCCAAAAACGAACGTGTACGTGCGGGTCGTGCTTACATCCGCATACGACGCGGAAATACACTTGGAAACCCCGGCGGCGGAACGTTGCACGACGTCAAGGATGGTTCCGGCCTTGAACGCTTCGACCAACTTGGCCTTTTGGTCTGCCGTAAAGGTCCCCAACGCGGAAACCTCAATAAACAAATTGTCCTGTTGTGCGATTTGTGCCATAACGGTAAAATGTTAAAATGTTATTCTTTGGTTTCTTTGGCGGGACGTCCCGGTTTCTTGGCCGGTTCCTGTTGGGCGTCAGCGTCGGCATTTTCCTTGGCCGCAAGGGCCTTGGCAACGGCGGCGGCAACGGCCGCATCAAAACGTTCTTGTTCGGCCTTGGCCTTTGCTTCCGCATCCGCTTTCGCTTTGGCGGCCGCCTTGGCCTGTTGTTCCTTAATCCACACGTTCGGGTCGTGCAAAATGGTTACGGTGTAACCCTGTTTGCGCAAGGAATCCGCAACGTGGGCTTCAAAAATCTTTTTGCCAAACTTTTGCACACGGGGTTTCGAAAGTCTGTTGCCGGTTTTGGAATCGAATTGCCGAACCTCAATTACGGCGTGGTAGTCCTTTTCTTCGCCCTTTGGAACAATGTAGTTGTCCGGGGTCAATTTCTCAATCGGGGTGTCGCGCCCGTCTTTTGTAATCATCGCTTTACACGGTTTTTTATTGGTTAAACTTGGTCGGCCGGTTTCTGTTCGTCGGCATATCGCCGTAATTCGGCCGTTATCTTTTCAATCTTGCGTTGGTACGGTATTTCCGAACCGAAATCCAAAATGTTGGTGTTTTCACGTTCGAACCGGCGTACAAAATTAGGAAAGTTCAATTTAATACGCAAATCCGTTTCGGAAACCAACCTTTTGTCGAACAGTTCGGAAACCTCAACGCGTGACAAATGGCGGAACGGTTCAAGTTCGGCCAATATCAACATACGGCGTAATTGCGTCGGGTCGTTACGGTATTCGGTTTCCAAGATTTGGTTTTGCATCATATCCAATTCGGATTCCGACGCGCCCGCATCCTTGGCGGCCTTATACCGTTTACGCAATTCATCCGGGGAATACAAGTAAAATTCCGTTCCGTAATTGATTTTCGCCGAAATGAAATACCGTCCATAACGCAACCGGCAAACGGTTTCGTCAACCCATTGTTGGGCGGCTTCGAAACCCTTTTTTACCCGGTTCAAAACGGTTGTAACGTTTTCGAAATTCGCTTGTACCTGTTGTTCGTTGAACGCATCGCGGTTCGTAATGATTTCTTCTTGACCAACGACGGCCGTAATGATTTCTTCGCGCAACCGCTTTTGTTCCTCAACGTTGTAATCAAGGGCGTTTCGGTCCACGTTCAAGATTTGCACGGGGTTACGCAAATCGGGTTGGTTTTCGTCCGGGTTCGGTACGGGGATTTCCACGAACGAACCGGCCCCGATTATACGTTTGTTTCCGCATTTCGGGCAACGCAACAGTAATCCGGCCATATCTAACCGGTAACGGCCTTGTTTGTCGCGCAAAAACCCGCCGTCGCAATAATCCCCGTTTTCCGCGTTCGTGAAATCGCAACTTTGTTCGTACCCGGACAAAATGGGATATGCGCCCATAAGGTCCAATTGGCGTTTGGAAATGTGGAAAAATTCGAACCAATCCAAACTTTCCAATTCGGCGGACAACGGGGACGCCTTTACGTCCGGTTCATCCAACGAAATGGGTTCATTCCAAAAGAACCGGGCCGGGCAATAACCCAAATCGTGGGTCGCTTCAACTTTCGGCATACCGACCAATTGTCCCGTGTGCTTCCGGTCGTCCCAAACGCGGTACGTTTCATCGTCCAACACAACGATTTCGTCACGGCGACGGAACACGATAAAATCCATTTGGCCCGTTGTCGGGTCGGCCTTATACGTAATTACGTCGTCAATCGGCAACCAATAAAAATACGGTTCGGGTAATTCTGTTGTCTGTTCCCGGGCGACGTCAACGACCAAAACGGAATTGATTTCGGATTTGAAAAATTCCCATCCCTTGGTCGCCCATACGTCGGGTTCGTTCAACTTGGTTTGCCTGTATTGTTCCCAATCGTCGCGTTGGGCGGTGTTTGCGAATTGATAATTGAACGCCGGGTTGCGCCCGTCGAAAATGCGGCTTAATTTGTCAAAGCAAATTTCCGTTATTTCATTGGTTTTAATGGGATAACGGAAAAGTGCTTTGAACAAAACAAACTTATCGTGCGGCAAGATATTTTCCGCCATCGCAAGGAATTGCGTCAACGGAATGGAAATGTACGGCGAATTGAAAGACGTAACCCGCTTTACCGTGTGAAATTTGATGCGCATTTGGTGCAATTTCGCACGGGAAAGAACGGCGGAACGCTTATTTTCCGCTATTTCCTTTTTTATCTTGGCGACGTCGTAGCCCATAATCCACGTTAAATTCGAATTTCGATTTTTCCGGCAATTGCCAACCGCCGTTGTTCGGCATCCTCAACAACCGTTCCGCGTGGGAAAATTCAAATTCCCGGGTAACGCCGTTGGCGATTAACGTTACCGTGGTTGTCTTGGCGTTCATATTACGCAGATGCGGGGACCAAATCGGTCAACGGGTTAAAGTCCGTTGGCGCGACAATAACCAAATCGTCGGAATAATTGTCGGGATATTGCCAAGAAATGGCGTTGGAATCCTTGGCGTCGAAATTCCCGTGAATCTTGGAACCGATGAACAATGCACGAATGGGAATCGGCAAATAATTGACGGTCGGGGTGGTTCCGGGGATGGTTTCTTGCAAACACTCAATTTTCCCGTTTTCGTCAAACAGGAAAACGCCAAGATTTCCCGCGTTGGCTTCGCATTGCAATTCTTTCATCGTCTTAATGACGGATTGAGGGATTGAACGCAAGGAACCATCAAATTGAACAGGATTGCCGCCCAATACGGTGGGAATACCGCCTAAATCGTCGTTTCCGCCGGACGTCATACGGGCATCGCCGCCTGAATCAGCGGGTGCATTGATGTACGGGGATACCACAATTTTGCTCCCGTTGGCGGCGGCCAACAATGCTGTCCAAGACGCTTTCAACAGGATGGATGCGGCGGTGGTAAACTTGTTTACGGTTCCGTCGGCTTGACGCAAGCGTTGGAACGCAACTTTTTGAATTTGGCCGAAATTTTCCGGGCAAGTGACGTTCGGAATGGTTTCAATTGCGGCGGCGGCCGGGCATTGACAAATTAGTGACATAATGCAAAATGTTTAATTGTTTATGGATTGTTACGGCTTACCCTTGGCCGCTTTCGATTGCAAATGTAGTTATTTTTTGTAAAAATCGCGTTAAATCGCTTTTCTTTTCAAAAATGGGTAATTCCTCATCTTTTCGCCAAAAGTCGCTTAAATCGCCCGAAATCGCGTTTAATGGACCCGGACGCCACGATTAGCCGCGCCGTATGGCTTCGTGTTCCCGTCGGCAATTTCCTTTTCGTATATGCCGGTCAATCCGTCGGCGTCGTCGTCGTGGTCGTTGGCGTCAAACTTGCGCAAGAATCCAACAATATGGTCGTGGAATTTCTTGTACCGCGTTTCCCATCCGAACGGCATAATGATATGTTGATTTACAAACGGCGCATCCGTGACAATACGGGATTCTTTGTTTTCGCCTTGGTAAAACGGAACGGTCAACGCCCGAACCTTTTTTTTCACGGTCTTTTCGAATTGGGAACCGCCGTTGTTCGATTCAATCCACGCTTTTTGAACGCCATTGTTGTTTATCATCCGGGGAACGGTTACGGCCGTAACGTCGGTTGATTCGTCGGTAAATTCAATGTCGGTTATCAACGCAAACAATAACGGTTCATACCGGCGTTTGTTCTCATTCCAAATTTGGTTTTCCGATTTGTAAATGTCATAAGACGCGGCAAACAAAAAGTCGTCGCCTTGGTCTGCAACATCCACGTAACAACCCGAACGGATATATTGGCCCCAATCCGATTTTTCCACCCACGTTTTGAACGGTTGGTAAAGAAACGCGGTTGCTTCGCCCGGGTTCCCTTGGTACAGGCATTGGAAACCCAACGGGTCCAATTGTTTTTGCGCCAAAAGTCGTTCCAACGAATGGCGTTGCGCCCACAACGGTTGCCCGGCTTCGCGTTGGTCAATTTCCGTTGGTTTTCCCGTTTTGATTGCTTCGAAATTGACCAATACCCACGCCCCGGCCGGGATGTTTTCAAGGTCCGCCCACGATTCGACGAACACGACCTTTTCCGAATCAATGATTTTGCCAATAATGTCGTCGGGATGCCATCGCGTAAACACGATAAGTTGTTGGGAATCGTTGTGCAAACGGGTTTGTGCGACCTTTGTAAACCAATCCCACGCGGCCGCCCGGATTATCGGGCTATTCGCTTCCGCCGAATCCTTGTACAAATCATCGTAAATCATAACGTCAACCGTCTTTGACGTCAACGAACCGCCACGGCCGACGACACGCAACGAACCGGTATGATTCACGATTTCGAACACATCCGAATTGCGCAAATAATTGTTGGCAACCGTTACCACGTTGGACCCGTTCAATTGCGTATCGGGGAATATGGCCCGGTATTTATCCGAATCAATCAACCGTTGAACGTCCCGGTTGAAATCCTTTGCAATGGTCGCCGCGTATGAACAAATGCATATCTTCAAATCCGGAAAATTGCCCAACATATCGGACGGAAGAAAGCGGCTTGAACCTTGCGATTTGCCGTGTTGCGGCGGGGCCTGTACAATTAGTTTTTTGATTTGCCGTTTGGCGAACCGGTCTAATACGGCATAATAAGCACGATGAAACGGCGTTGGTTGAAAGTTCGGTTCCATATATTGCGCATACCACAACAGGTTGCGCCGTGCGCCCTCTTGCAAAAACATTTCCGGGTGTTCGGTCAACAACCGGGTTATTTGCATCGTATCAACGTCCATCGTTAAATTCTGTTAAAATGGTCCGGCGGATAACGGGCCGGGTATCGCTTCCGCCGGGCCGTGGAAAATGGAAAGGTACAACTATTCAATATTGTTTGTTATTCCGGCCTTTTTTCCAAATCAAAAGTCAATCCAACCATCCCATCATCATACAAGATTTGTTGTTTGAATCCGTTACGTTTGTACCAATCAACCACCCATTGTTCCGGGTCCGCCCACAAACACAACATTTTTGCACCCATTTCCCGGGCGTGTTCCTTTGCCGCGCTTAACAAATCGTTTCCAAGCCCATAACCCCGGGCCGATTCCCACACAATAACCTCGGACAAATACGCCACGGCCGGGTTTTCGTCCTCAATGGATAATTGGCACAATGCACGGCCGTCTGCAATTACGATTGTGTCTTTACGGCCCCAACGCCAAGTGTTCCGATGAATATATTTTGCCATAATCAATTATCAATTCCAATGTTTGCCACATTCGGCCACCGTGCGTTCATAAACGCAATAATGGAACGTTGCACCCGTTCAAACTGTTCGTCGGTCAACGACCGGCCCAAATGGATAATAATAACATCTTCGTTCGGGTCGTCCGGTCCATCCGTCTTACTGAATCCCGCCATTATTTCCCGTTTATCGCGTCAATAACTTGCGCCAACAGGTTATCCGGAACGTTGGCCAAGGTAATGCCCGGTTTGGTTTCCGTTTCAATCTTTCCGGTCAATTCTTGGATGTGCTTATTGGACCATTCGCCCGGTGCGCGGTTGCACAACGCAAAGATAATCGCGGTTGGATTCGGCGCGGCCTTTTTGTGGACAATCTTTTTTTTGACCTCAACCATTTTTCCGTTTTTGTCCAACGCCGATTCGGTCGTGGTTTCGTCCCATTCGTACCCACGTATCAATTCCAACAACGAACGCTTGGAATCAACGACCAATTGGGAATCGTACCATTCTTGGTATTCCTGTTCGGCCTTTTTAACCTTTGCCGAAAATTCCGAATCGTCGCGCAAATGCCGGTAAAACGAATCGTGGCCAACACGGGCGGACGTGTACGCATCTTTGTACGATTTACCGGCGGCAATGGCCTTGCACATAATATCCACTTTGGCGTCCGTCCATTGCGGTTTCCGCCCGGGCTTTTTCTTTGTTTCGGTCTGTTCTTTCGGGGTTGGCATAACGAATCGGTTTTTGCAAAGATAAGAATAATTCCAAATATGACGATTCCCCGGGCGTCAATGCGTCCGTGGTTTCGGGCTTACTGAAATACACGCGGGGTTGTCCGGGTCCACGCAAGTTTGAGCAATAGGACACCAACGGCCAATAAACCACCATCCGGATTTGGCACAATGTTCGCAATCGCGGCATTTCAAATCGGTTAATCGTTCGGTTTCTGTTGCCATTGCTTCAAACGTTCCTTTATTTGTTTCAATGTCCAACAATCCGGGTTGGCTTTACAGAAATGCAAGAATCCATCCCGGCCCAATTTCCGGTAAATCGGTAACACGTCGGTACGTACCAAATCGGCCGGTTCCCCGGGTTCAATCGCCTTTTCGCGTCCGGCCTTTTGTGCTTCCATCGAACATTCAAAAATGTCTTTGCCATCTTTGTTACAAATGACATAATCGTATTTCCCAAAATGGATGCGGCCGGTATACCGGGCAATGGACAAATGGGAATTGGCCCAAAACGATTCCGCCATTGCCAACGGTAATTTTTCATTGTTCATTCCTGTTCGATTTTAGGGATAAATGCCGCATCCGGGCAACCGTCGTTGTAAAACTTGACGCGGACCAAAAGGGCGTGGCGGTCGGCGTCGTCCTTAATGGAAATAAGACGTTTTCCCGTCCGGCCCTCTATTGCGTCCCAAATGGCCAAAATATATTGCGGGTCGTTGTGCTTTTCGTAATCCGCTTCGAAAAAATAATGGCTTCCGCCGTTCCTTGGTTCGCACGGTTTACCGGTCAACGATTCGACCATTTTACACAATTCGGCATCAAAGGCCGTTAATTTGGTTTGCCAATACTGTTGCATCATTCGCCGATTTCGTTAAACAACTTTTGTACGTTTTCATCTTCGCCGGTAACGGTCACTTTGGCCGAATTGTTCCCGGCCACGGCGATTTCGGACAATTGGCAACCGTATTCGTCGCAATGGTCCTGTACGAACCGGGCCTTTTCAACAGGCAATAACGTGGTTTTGATTGTCATTTTGCGTTTCTGTTAATTCTCTTTTTCAACATATCCCATCCGTCCGGCCCCAACGCCATTTCCCGGGGATATTCCGTAATGTCGTCTTTCGGAACGATAAGATTGTAAACGCCCAATTGTCCGCGTATCGGCATTTCCACGACGCGGCGCGGGTTGCGCATCATCCATCCGTAACCCTTGCGCGGGCGTTCCTGTTCCGGAATACAGGTTGCGGCCCAATCTTCCGGCGTGAAATCTTCGATTGGTTTAACGTCATACAATTCCACGAATCCGCAAGTGACGCCGGACAACCGGCCCGGGATTTCGGGTTTTGAGGACGAACAAACCAACAGGTCGCCCCGGTAATTGGTGTTCCGGGTGCGGACCTCAATTGTTTTGGCGGCGTGGTATTCGCCGGATTCATCCCGGAACACAACACGGGTTAAAAAATCCGCGTATGGTTGTTTGACCGACAACGCCTTGAAAACGTCGTGTTGGTCCGGGTTGTAATCTTTACGGTCAATTTGCATAATCGTTCGGTTTAGAATCCGGCGGGTAAATCATCATCGCCGCCCATCGGTTGATAACCGCCGGTCGGCCGGTATTCGGGTTCCGGGGCCGGTGCCTGTTCGCGCTTTTGGCCGCCCAACAATTCCATTTCTTCCACGACAATTTCGGTAACGTAACGGGTTTGCCCGGCGTTGTCTTGGTATTGACGGGTTTGTATCTTTCCCTCAATCAAAAGCGGGGTTCCCTTTTTCACGTACTGTTCGCACACGCCCGCAAGGCCGGTGCGCTTGACAACGATATTGTGCCAATCTGTTACGTCGGGAATCTGTTTGCCGTCCCGGGTCGTAAAGCCGCGTTCGGTCGTTGCCAACGTAAATTGCGCGACCTTTCCGCCATCTTGGAACGTGGTAATTCGCGGGTCTTGGCCAACGTTCCCTTTCAAAAATACTTTGTTCATTTTGTAAACTGTTTCGCCAAATTTAACAATAATTTTCAATCATCGAATTTTACGCCATCCAACAGGAACCGGCGTTTGTCCTTTGACCAACCGGCCGCCGCGTTTAGGGCGTCCCGGTCCGCATCCCGGACAAATTCGACCCAATACCCGCCGTTGTGGCCGCTTTCGACAATCCGGACCAACCGGCCGACGATATAACGCCGGAATTGCTTGTATGCGCTTGCGTCGTTCAAGTCAACAACGCGCCGGGTGTGTTTCGGGTGCGGCGTCTTTGGTACGCGGCCGTTCCTTTTGAAATTCGCCTTGGCAAAATCTTTCCGGATTGACCGGAGCACCAATTCGTTGTAATCTTTCATTCCGGATTGTATATGCCGGGTTTGTCGGCCGTTAACAATACGGGTTGCACCGGTTGGCCGAAAGTCAATACAGATAACCAAATTTTCCCGGTTTCCTGTACCCGTTTGATTTCTTCCGGGGAAAGTTCCCAACACGTATTTATTTGGCCCGTTTCGGGATTTCCGACAAGTTCGGCCGGTAACGGTGTATATTCGGGTTGATTCGCACCGAAAACGGCGTTTACGCCATCAAATATAATCGGTTCCATATTGAATTGTTATTGTTATCGGTTTCTTTGCTTTCAATGCCGGTGCAATCAACGGCCAAATCATTTCTTCCAATTCCTCGCCCACGTCGTTTGCATTGTGGCAAATTTTGATTACGCGGCTATTGTCGAACGCAAACGTTCCATCCGGTTCCGGGTAAATTTCCGCCTTACTTTGCATTTCTGTATTCGTTTTTCAACTGTTCGATGGTCAACAGGTTTGCCCGGTATATTCTCATATTGCGCCGGTCGCCATTTTCCCAACGGTTGTGCATTTCGAACGAAAGGATATTAACGTTTCGCGGGTCGTGGGCCATTTCCGGGTGTGCGCCACGCGTCAAGATGTGGGAAATATACGTTGCCGAATATTGACGCAACGGGCGCATCGTTTCCGCGCAAATGTGCGGGTAATGGTCCCAACAAAACCGGTAAAACCGTTCGTTTTCAGCCGGGGTGTGGCCGGTCCCGAACAATTCCCGTTGGATTGAAACCCGCAAACGGATTTCCATTGTAAAGCGCCGGTCAATCAACGGTTCGATTCCGTGCGCTTTGCAAAGGTCGTATTGTTCGCGGGTATCAATCAAAAACGGTTCCATCTGTTACGCTTCGGGCATATCGTCGGCACCATCCAACGGGTCCGGTTCATCATCGGCCGCGCCATTGTCGCCGAACAAAGACATTTGCGCCTGTTTGCCCTTGAACAAATACGCGTAAACCTCTTTTTTGATGGATTCCACAATGGTTTCAAGTTCTTCTTCGAACCCGAACGAAATTGTGGCCATCTTAATGCGCGGGGTATTGATGCACGTTTTTAGGCCGTTGGGCGTTTCGAACACGGACGTAATGACGACGCCCGTATTGTCGCCGGTCCCGGACCAAGCGACGCCGCGAACCTCAATTTTGCCCAACAGTTCGTCGGCGAAATTGCGGGCCAACATCTTTTTAGATTCGGGCAATTTCATTTCGTCGGATTCCAATAAAGTAAGAAACGACGTAATGTTGAACACGCGGGCCACGATTGTACGCAAGTCCGTGAACATTGCCAACAAATCCGGGTGTACGTCGCGGGTACACGTTTCGTTCCGGTCAATCAACGACGTTTCGCCGTCAACGATTTGCGTTACTTGGTATTCCGCTTGGATTCCGCCTTTCGGCAACAACTTGACCTTGGACAAATTAAAGTCCTTTTCGGTCGGGATGGTCTGTAATTCTTTTTCCATATCGCTTTTTGTATTAGGATTGTTTCGTGTTATCCGGGGCCGGTCCGGGTTCCAATACGGTTAACGCCACGTCAATAAGTTTAACCACATCTTCCAAAACGGCGACGTGTGCCGGGGAATGGTTGTGTTTCTTGGTGTGCGTCAACCAATTGTTGACAAATTCCCGCGTGAACGACGGGGTGTTGTGAAATTCAATTGTCTTTGGCATATTATCAAACGTTAATGTGAATATCGCACATATTTTCGTGGTCGCAGTCTGTTTCGATTTGTATTTTAACCGAATACGCGCCAAATCTTAATCTTAAATCTTCCGTCATCTTCAAAAACGTTGTCTTTAATGCGCGGATTTCCTTTGCCGCATCAACGGCCGCTTTCAATTCGGGCATACAATCCAATATGCTGGGTTCGGGCTTTTCAATCGTTAAAAATCGTTTTGTTCCAACAGTTCGGCCGCCGCATCGCTTATTTTTGTGAAATTTTCGATTTCCGGGGCTTTCGCCGGTTGAATGGGTAATTTATCATCTTTTTCGTTTGCGTCCAAAATAGGGCCATTTCCGGCCGTTTTCGGGGACGCGCCGAATTTCTTTGCCGAATCGGCCGCAATCTTGGCGGCGGAATCCGTCGGTTTGGCCTGTTCGGCCGTTTCTTCCGGGTATTCCTTAACCTTTAATTCGACCAATCCCAATTCAAGGATTACAGGCAAGCAACGGGCGACCGCCTTTGTATCGTCCAACGCATCGTGTGCGTGGAACGTTTCTCCCGGGAAACAACGGGCGTACAGTTCGCCAAGATTCGGGAATTTCAGTTTTCCCCAACTTGTGCGGGCGTCAACCCATTTCATTGTCGAACGCATCGTGTCAATTCGCTTTCCCTTGAACAACGCTTGTTCAACGTCGTTGGCGTCGTAATATTCCCGGCCAAGGTCGCGCAAGATGTTTGCTTTTACAATTCCGGTATCGAAATGGATGTTGTGGCCGCAAATCAACCCGGCGTCGTGGCAATCCTGTATAAACATATCCACGACGGCGGCGAACGGTTCGCCGTGTTCCATCGCGTATTCGGTCGTAATGCCGTGGATTTCCACGGTTTCGTCCGGGATTGTCCAACCATCCGGCCGGATAATGTGGTTTTCTACCTTGCAACCGTGAATCCACGCCATTTGCACGACGTGCGGGTATTCCATAAAGTCAACGTCCCATTTGGCGGCGCGGTCCGGAATCCCGGTCGTTTCAGTATCGAAAAATAAAACGTCGTTAATCGTCATAATGTCGTATCGCCTGTTGTGTTATTTGGTATCAAGAATCGCACGGGAACCGTCGGGTTTGTTGCCATAAAGCGTCCCGAATTTCATACCGTCCCATTCGCGCATTGCATCGGCCAATTTGTGTACGGTAAACGACCATCCGGAACCGGCAATGGTAAAATTCACGTAATCTTTTTCGTTAATCTTTCGCATATCGGTAATTGTTAAAGTGTTCGCGGGTCCTCAATGTAAACGTACAGGTTTTCGGCGGCAAACTGTTTCAACCATTCGATGAAATCGGAAAAATCCGGTTTGGATATTTGCCGGGCTTCCAACAATCCGCCATAATCATTGTAACAACTTGCGCATTGTTGACGCAACCACAAATCAACCTGTTTTTCCGTTCGGCGGTCGCCGTTATCCCAAAGGGCCGTTTGTATCGTCGGAACAATGTAATTGAAATAATACGCCAATTGCAATTCCGTTGAACCGGGCGCGGCGGCTTCGAACCGGACGACAACCCGTTTGCCCTTATTGGCCGCAAAAAACGCCTTTAACCGGTCCATCGGAATACGCAACGCGCCGTCCGTCGTAATAATCCCCGATTCGCTAATTTTGTCCGCTTTCATTCTCAAACCAATATTCTTTGTAACGTATGCCGTTTTCGTTGGTACGCCAACGGTCTTTCATAACGTAACCGGAAATCTTGCCATCCCGGATTTTTTGGCGCACGTTGCAAAAACACGTGTGCATTTCGGAAACCTCAAATTCCGCATCGTCATACAATGATAAGTGACGGCCGCCAATCAATGCGCCAATGATTTTACGGATTGCGGCTTGTCTTTTGTTTGCCTGTTTCGGTGTGTCCATAACGTTAATTTGCTTTTGATTTCGGTATTAGTTCATCGGCCAATTCCGGGTATTCCTCAACGACCATTTGGGCGACGGTCAAATTGTACGCCTGTTGTCCAATTTGGCGAATGTATTTGCGTTGGGCGTGGCCCAGGGTCGAACCGCCCGCAACGACCTTGGCATATTCAATCGCCAATTCTTCCGTTGTCAAGATTTCCAACGCGTCCAATGGATGCGCGGGCAATTTGTAACCCTTTGCGCCGCCAACCTTGCGCATCGCTTGGTATGATTTCCGTATGGCGTCCCGGTCGGTTTTTTGGGCCGTCCAATACGCCGCCAAATTTTCGATGAATCGCGGCATAACCACGACGTCGAAAATGGTTTTGCCCTGTAACGCTTTGCAAGATGCAATCTTTTGTTGTGTTTCTTTGTCGTACATATCAGTATAGCCGGGACGGCATCGGGACCGACCCGGCGATTTGGTTTAACGTTCGGTGTATTCCTCAATTCTCATTTCTTCCTGTCCACGCACGACGTTTTCGATAAAACCTTGATAACCGTTGCGTTTGGCAATGTCAATAATTGTTTCAAGCCGCTTTTGGCCCAACGATTCGCCACGGGCGATTCGGAAAACCTTTACTTTCGGATTGGACGCGATAACCAATTTGGCCGCAATTTCCATCGTTTGCGAATCGGAAACCTTGCCCGGGACGAACGGAATTTCGTTTAACGTCAACCCATCATCAGTAAAGGACAACCCGGCAATCGGCAATTCGGCGTTGGCAATCAATGTGGCGCGTTCGTCGGACAATTTGGCAATGTCGGCGTCCATCTGTTCGGATTTGGCCTTAAACGCGTCGTATTGGGCTTTCTTTTCCCTGTATTGGCAAACGACGTGGTAACGCTTGTTATGGGCTTCCGCTTCCGCCAACAGGGCCGGAACGTTGGTGTTTTCCGGGTTGTTCGCTTCGTACCGTTTAATCCAATCTTCGCCGTTGGCCTTGCGGCTTTCGTAATCGACGCGTTCCGCTTCAATGGCGGCCACGTTGGCGTTGTAAACGGCGGTAATCTTTTCTTCCGCTTCCTTTTGTTCGGCAATGGCCTTTTCGTACAGGATGCGGGCGGATTCGACGCGTTGGGCGTACACGGCGCGGGTTTCGTCGGCCTTGGCCTTTTCCGCTTCGATGCGGCCGGGAATGGCGGCAATCTGTTGTTTGCGTTGCTCAATCGCGGCGCGTACCGTCTTGGCCTTTTCAATCAACTTTGCGTTGGTTTCTTGGCGTTCCATCAATTCGGTAACGTCCACGGGTTCGGCGTATTTCTCAACGTCGCCCGGGGCCAACTGTTTGGCCATCGTGTCAACGAATCCGGCAAACGTCTTGACGTCGCGGTTTACGCCGGTGCGTTCCTCTTTCAATGTCTTTACCGATTCGTCAATTTCGGCAATCCGGTTCCGGACCTTTTCGGGCAACAGGGCCTTAACCACGGCAATTTGTTTGCGGCGGCCGTCGGCGGTTTCGGACCAACGGGAAAATTCCACGGCGTCGAAATCTTGATACCCGAAAATGCGTTGCAACATCGAAACGTTGTTGGTCGCCATACCGGTTGTTTTCTGTTTGATGGTAAGCGTTCCGCGTGGGTTCGATTCCGTGAACGACAATTGTACGTCGTATTCTTCGCCGTCGTCGCCAACAACCATTTTGGCAAAACCCTTGGATGCGCCGTTGCGCAACACGTCGTCGCGTTGGCCGGTCAACAATGCTCCGATTGCTTTTAACAACGTGGATTTACCCAATTCGTTGTCGCCGGTCACGAAATAAACCGTTCCGTCAAAGTCGGCGGAAAACTTTTCGATAACTTGGAAATTCAGTAATTCCAATCTTTTAATGTACATCGTATCGCCTGTTTTATGGGGCCGGGTAACCGGCCCCGGGTTAATGGATTACAACTTGAAATTCGACATATCGAAATAACCGACAACCGCTTTTTCGCCGCAATTCCACGCGTCCAAAATAACGCCATCAACACACGCGGTTTCGTGGGATGCGATAGTAATAACATAACGGCCGGTCGGGTGCGTTTCCGCAAACTGTTTCGCGGTCATTCGGGATTTACCCTTGACGGCCGGGCAATGGGTCCAAACCGCGCCGCCCTCAATCAACCAACGGCGGAATCCGGGGCCATCGTTCGGTACGTTGAAATCCCGGCGTGCCTTGGTCGCCAAGTAATCGAACGATTCGACCCACGAACAGGAAATGGCGTTGGCCAACGCACGTATAGCACAATCGCCACGGTCCCATTTGAAACCGCGTTTGTCGGCCCAACACGGGTTTGGGTTCTCAATCCGGAAATGCGGCCCGGATTGGTAATACTTTTGAAATTTTTTCGTGTCCATCATAAGACATTTGGTTTTAAGTTCCCGGGAATAGGCCCGGTCCGTAAAATCGTTGGCGGCCCGGCAATGGGTTTTTGTGTCAATGCGTCCGTTCGCTTGCAATCCTGTTGCACGTCCCCGGTTGGCACACTCTTACATTGTCGTTTGTGGCCGCCGCCGATTTTGTACCCCCGGCCGGAATCGAACCGGCACCCCGGAATGGGAACGGATTTTGAGTCCGTCGCGGCTACCATTACGCCACGGGGGTATGTTTGGGCGTTTCGCATTTCATAACGTTAATCCGCCCGCGTGAAAGTTGCTCTTTTGTTTTTAGCCGGTTTCCCGGTTGTTGCGCCGCCCCGATTCGAACGGGGATTACCGGAACCAAAATCCGGGGTGTTGCCGTTACACCACGGCGCAATTCCTGTTATAAATCCATCGGGACCGTCTTTTGATAAACCGTGTAATTTTCGCCATCCTCAACCCATCCGTTGTTTACCATTCTATACCCGTCCGCTTCCAACGAACAACATTCCATAAAGTAATCCGTATCGTTGTGGTTAACCATCGTTTCGAAATAGTAAAAATTCGAATCGTAAGTAATCGTTGTTTTCATCGCCTTGTCATTTACCGGGAACCGGCCCGGGCCGTTGGGTTATTTCTTTAACCCGATACAAAGATAAGGACAATTTTTATATTTCCAAACATTTTTCACTAAATTTTGCGAAAAAGTTTTGTTTTGTCCTCAATCGCCGGATTCCATCGTACCGTTCCGGCCGCCAACGCCTGTTCAAACGCGGCGTCGGTTGGCCCGTGTTGGCCCAATTCGAACCAATGTTTGAATTTGGCCCGCTTGACCATAACCCGGCAAATCCCGTTCGGGTCCCGGGCAATATACGCGTCAACCTTTGTTTCCATTCTTTGTTATCCGTGGTTCAACCAAAATACCATACCCGTATTGAGTTTGTTTGCACACGACGTTTTCCAACGCTTCCGGCGGATAAAAGTAACGGCAACAGTCTTTCCGGCCGGTCCGTGTATTCATCCAATCCAACATTTTGCAACGGCCGCATTGTTCTTTCGTCATATCAAAACAATTTCGGCGTCGGGTTCAACAAATGCGCGTTAAGGGCGTCCAACTCTTTTTCCAACCGCCGGGATTCTTCCAAGATTTCCGGTTTCCGGAACGTAAAGAATCGGCGTTGTGTGTGCCGGACGTATGCGACGAACCGCACGTATTCCGCCGCCTGTTCGGGCGTTATTTTTTCCAAATTTTCGATTTGCGGGCATTTCGTCCCGTCTTGGTACAACTTATCCATTTTTCTTTTTGCGTGTCTTTACGGGCTTCTTTTTGGCCTTTGCGGGGACGTCGGTTTTTCGGGGCCGTCCACGCTTGGGTTTCGGGTGCAAAATTTCCTGTACCATATTCGGGACGGGTTCGGACGGTCCGGCGTTGCACCAAAAGAACGTTCCCGTTCCGGTCCTGTAAAAGTGTTCGCACGACCGGCAACCCGGGGAATCAATCGTTACGTTCTTTCCGAACGGACACGGGCCGGTTATGGTCGTAAATACTTTGGTCGGCATTATTCAAATTCTACAATGGAAACAGACGCCCCAATATCGTGGACAACGTTAATTGCCGCGTCCGCCGCTTTTTCCCGGCTTGAAAATAACGCTTTGTGTTTTTTGGA